GCGCCCGATTGGTCGGAACCAATCCCCTCCGTCTGACGCTCCACGTACCGGAACGAGCCGAAGTGGGAGGCCTCAGGGACGGCGCCGTGGCGCACCAGCGCACGGCCAGGAATCAGGCGGCCGAGATCCTCGCCCGACAAAGACGCGACCGCGATCAGGACGAGCAGGCCGAGGGCGATGGCGATCAGGCCCACGGCCACGACCACGACACGCGCGTCTGGCGTCACAGGCCGCCCCTCCGCAGGTCCCGCATCCAGTCGTCGGACATGCGGACGGCGGCCTGGCGGCGCCGGCGCGCAGACAGGGCGCGCCATCCGAGCGCCGCCAGAAGAACGCCCAGTGCGACGTGCCAGGCCCTCATGACGCCGCTCCCTTCTGGACCTGAACCTCGACGCCACAGACGACGCAGGTGTCGCCGAGTCCGTCCGTCTTGTGCTCGTGGCCGGCGAGCAGCTGGAGCTCGGTGGCGGCCTGGCCCACGGCGCGCTGGATGGCTCCCAGGCTCTCGAGGATGCCGCGCTCCTGGTCGCGTGACCCGCTTTGGGTGGCGAGCAGGGAGCGGATCGGCAACTCGAGGATCGCGTCGACGACGCAGCTCAGGGCGGTCTGGTTGAGGAGGTCGAGCGGCGCCGGGCTCACTTCCGGGCCCTCGCAGACGCTGCCTTGGCCTTCGTGGCCGTCTTCTTCGGCGGGGGCGGGGCCTGGCTGCGGGCCATCTCCGCGCGCAGGGCCTTCACGTCGATCCCGTGCCGCTTCGCCGCGGCGAGGAGCCGATCGGGCGTGGACGTATCCCAGGCCGAGACGGCCAGCTCGCGCACGAGCACGAAGACCATCAGGACCCGGCCGAGGTCGCGCTCCGAGGTGCAGCCGTAGATCACCTTCTTGAGGGTCCCCTCTGGATTGGGTTTGGGCGCCTTCTTCCTGGCCTTGCCCTCTCCGGCGCCGGTCGGGAGCAGCACCGAGACGGCCATGCCCCGGCTCTCGTGCCACATCTCCTCGGAGTAGGCGAGGGCGATGGCGCGAAGGTCCTCGAGGCCGAGGTCTCCCTTGATGAGGGCGACCACGTGGTCGAAGAGGTACCGCCGCCAGCGGCGCTCGGCCTCCGCCTTCTTCCGGCGGGCGGCATCGGAGTCGGAGAGACTCGAGGAGCCCGCGCCGCCGCTCGTCAAGGCCTTCTTTGCCCACTCGTGCTTGGCGCCGATCCGCTCGAGCGCCAACTCCCGGTTGACGAGCCCGTGGACCTGGAGCTGCTCGTCTCGCACGAGGACGATGTCGGACTTGAGCAGCGACTTCCCAAGCAGCTGGCCCCAGGTCCGATACTTCGGGTCGGCCATGCACGTCCCCGCCAGCTGCACGGTCGCCGAGTTGTGGCTGTGCGTGGCCGCGAGGGCCTTCGCCGCGGCCGCGCCCTCGATCACCTTTCCGCCGGCCGCTTGGTGCTCCGCGGCCTCCTTGCCCCAGGAGGCGTCCCGCTTGGCCGAGAAGCACCGCGGGTCGGTGCAGACGTCCGGGCTCTTCACGTCCTCGAAGAGCGCCTGCTGGTTGCCCGTGCGCTTGGGGCACGTCCCGCAGGGCCCCGCCTCCGGGACGAGATCGGGGTCCGAGGTGGGGAAGGGAGCGGACGACAGGCGCAGCATGTAGTCGCGCTGGACCAGGTCCCGGACCTCCTCCAGACGCATCGGCCCCGAGCCGTAGTCCCCCTGTATGATCTGCTTGAGCGCCTCGTCCTGGAGCTCCTGTACCGGGATCCTCGCCACGAGCAGGGCCGTCGTCGCCGTGAGGTCCCCGGCGTAGAACGCCTCCCGGGCGGCGGTCGAGAGCGCGCAGAGCTTCAGGCGGCCGTAGATGTAGCTGGCGCTCTTGCCCACCTTGGCCGCGAGCTCCTCGACCGGGTAGCCGTGCAGCCGCTGCAGCTGCTCGTACCCCTCCGCTTCCTCGAGCGGGTGGAGGTCCGCGCGCTGGAGGTTCTCGATCACCTGCAGCTCGAGGGCCTCGGAGTCCGTCAGCGTCCGCACGAACGCCGGGATGTAGGCGAGTCCGGCGAGCTCGGCGGCCCGGTAGCGGCGCTCTCCGGCGACGATCTCGTAGCGCACGCCGCGCAGGCGGTCGGTGTCGCCCTCCGGCTCCGCCTCGCGGACCAGGATGGGCTGCAGGACCCCGTGCTTGGCGATGCTCTCCGAGAGCTCGCCCAGCTGATCCGGGTCGAAGTACTTCCGCGGGTTCGTCGTCGACGGGCGGATCTCCGTGAGCTTCAACCCGACAACGTCGAGGGGCTGCTCGCTCTGCTCTTGCTGCTTCGTCACGCCACTACCTCCTGGGCGACTTCGCACTCCGGGCAGGGCCCCGACAGGCCATGGATGCACGTGCCGTCTGCGAGGGGAGCGGCGCCTCCGGTAGTGATGGCCGGGGCTGTGGCGGGCGGCGGCTCCGCGGCAGATCGGTCGAGCTGGACCTCTTCGGCGTAGAACCACCGCTCCCGCTCCGGGCGACCGCCCCGCTGCGCGAACTTGACGAGGACGCGCGTACGGCCGACCTTCTGGACGACACCCCACTTCCACTGGTGAAGCACGTGGGTCTTCACCCACACGGCCTGCCCGGGGACGAGCCGGGTGACGTCCTCGCACTTGCTACGCTCGCTCACACTCACCTCCGATGACCGAGGCCGCCAGCTCCGCCACCTCAGCTGTGGCCTGACGCCTCTCCGGCTGTGGCAACGGCTTCCAGCGCGAGCACTGGCGCCGGATGCGATCCCATGGGGGAGCGGACCCGAGGAGGGCGCAGCAGTGCCCGCACCCGAGCTTCTTGCGATCGGCCAGGCCGCAGGAATAGCAGCCGCGGGCCAGGTGCTCTCTCGCCGTCTCGTAGCCGACGTGGCGTGGCATCTCCGTGGCTCCTCAGGCGGCCTTCTGGCGATCCGACGGGAACATCTCGCAGGCCAGGTTGTAGATGGCCTTCGCCTTGTCGGCTGCGTAGGAGTCGATCGCGTCGCGCAGCAGCTTCTGGGTGCGGTATTCCCGCCCGAGCCTCACGTGGATCCGGACGTCGGCCGCGTCGTAGAACTCGCGGTAGACGTAGGAGTACTCGAGAGAACGGACGCGGGCGTACGACCGGATCCGTTTCTCGGTCATCGCCCCGTAGGTGGCCTCGTCGACGTGCCCGTCAGCGTCTGGCAGGGCTGCGATCGTCCTCCGGCCCTCGGCCTGGGCGGCCTCGATCGCGGCCAGGCGTGCCTCGTGGTCCTTGGCGACGGCGAGCAGGGCCTGGCCACCGGACAGCGCCGCCTCGGCGACGGCGATGGCGGAGGTGCCCGCCGCAGCGGCCGGGGGAGGGTAGCAGCCGTGCTTCAGGACGGACGGCAGGACTTCCGTCACCGTCCAGGTCTGGAAGCGCTGCGCCTCAGGCTTGTCGCTGCGCAGGATCAGGCGCAACAGGCCCGAAAGCCTCACCGTCACCAGCTTCTGTGGGCCTCCAGGGGTGTCGGTCAGAACGACACCCCTCTCCGCGATCGGAACTCGGCGCAGGGCGTCGCGGTTGTTGACGATCCCGAGCACGGAGCAGACATCGGCGGCTACCCACTCCGGGGCCTCGGGCGTGCCGACTACCCGGACCGGGCGGCCCTCCCACGACAGGGACAGGGTGAGGTTGCTCATCGGATGCCTCTCAGGCGGAGGGAGGGAGGGGACGTTGTGGCGCCCCCTCCCCACGGTTGGCGGACGAGGAGACTACGGGAAGGACGTCCTGAGGACCGACTACGGTATGAGGGCGGCGGGATGCGGAGATCCGGCGCGCCACCCACGCCCGAACCTCGCTCTCGACCCAGGCCACGCGGGCGTGCTTCCCATGACGCGTGACCGACAGGACGATCGGCTGCGGGTAGTCGCCCGCGGCGATCAGGCGGGCCTGCGTCGCGCGCGAGATCCCGCCTGAGATCCGCCGAGCTTCGGCGCACGAGAGCAGGGCCGGGCCCTGGTCGGTCGCCACGATGACGGGCGTGATGCGGATCATCTCTGCTTCTCCTCGCGGGCGTACGCCGCGCGCGTCTGCGCCAGCGCCTCGCCCGCCTGGTCGAGCTCGCGGATGACGACGGCCTGCTCCTCAGGGTCGATCCCGTTCTCTTCGGCGGCTGTGGCCACGGCGAAGGCCTCGGCCGTCTCGCGAATGGCGCTGGCGAGCGCAAGCCGGCGGGGTGGGACGGCCTGGCCGAGCGGGCGGACCTCGAAGCCGGCAGGGCCGAGCAGCTCGGCTATACCGGCCGCCAGGGCCTCCGGCTCGTCGAGTGCCAACTCGCAGAGGAAGAGCAGGGAGGCCGCGGGCCTCTCTCCGCGCAGCGTCTCTCGCGCGTGCTTGGCGCTCATGACCGCCGTGAGCTCGCAGACGCGGCCGTCGAGCTCGTCGTGGCAGCGGGAGAGCACGCGGGCCGCCAGATCGAGGATCGCAGGGCGCTCACGCTCGATGTCGGGGTACTGCTGCGCCAGGCCTTCGAGGGCGCGGTCGGCGCGGGTCACGCGCTGCGCGGCTGACCCTTGTTCGTCGGCCACGGGAACGCGAAGATGCCGGCGTGGAGCGGATGGCATGATGACCTCTCAGGCAGCGACGGAAAGGGGACCACCAGGGGCGGGGCGCTGGCTCGCCAGCGAGGCCGCGATCCGGCCCGCGGAGGAGCCGCAGTAGCTCCGCAGGTACTCCTGGACGCAGCCCGGCTCGATCCCGTGCGTCAGCAGCCCGTCGTTCTTGGCCTCCACGGTGACGTCCTCCGAGGCCGGGCGCGCGCGGTGGCAGACCGAACAGACGCCCTCGATCACGCCACGTCCCTCCGGGACGCAGGTGGAGAGCCGGCCCGGGGCGCTCGCCAGACGGACGGAGTAGGCGGCTCTCATCGACGTCCCTCGAGCGCCGCGACGCGCTCCTCGTACCAGTGCTTCGCCTCCGCCTCGGACCTGTCGCTGACCTCGTTCCACCAGAAGAAGAAACCCAGGAGCGCCTGTGTGTCTGGCATGGGACCCTCCTCAGTCCGCCTCGGGGGGAGCCCCGGGCGGGAGAGATGGCGCGACGCAGTCGGTGTGCAGGGCCTCGAAGGCCTTCGCCTTCCTGGCCCACGTGTAGACCGGCATGGGGAGAGCGAGGGTGATGCGGGCCCCGCAGCGCTCGCAGAGGAACTCGGCCCCGCCCTTTCGAACCAGGACGCGCGGCGTGCCGGGGACAGGGATCGCGGGGACCATGGCCTACGCAGCCTCGGTGCTGTCCGTGGCGCCGGCGACGGCGCCCTCCGGCGGGAAGACCTCGTCGACGGTGACGCCGAGGACGTCGGCGATCCTGCGAGCGACCGAGAGGGTGGGGTTCGGAGTGTTCGGCGTCTCGAGGCGCTGGACGGAGCTGTAGGAGATCTCAGCTCCGGCGGCCAGGGCCTCCTTCGTCAGCCCCCGTTCCTCCCGAAGCTGCTTCAGTCGGCTCATGTCCGTGAATATAGTCCGCGCTGTGCATGCTGTCAAGGATGAATATCATAAAAGAGCGCCTAGACTCGGGCCGGGAGCCGGGCGAACATCCGCCGATGTCCAATCTCGAGGGGGCGTTGGCCCGCAAGTGGCGTCTGTTCCTAGGGTTGACCCAGGATCAGGTTGGTCAAGCGTGCCCGCGCTCCGTCACTCCCCATCGCATCTCGGATATCGAGGGGGGGCGGAACTCCGCCAGCGTGGATACCCTTCTGAACGTCATCCACGGCCTCGAGAAGGCCGGGAAGACGAAGCTCGGGACGACCGACCAGCAGCGCCTGGTCGCCTTCTTTCAGGGCCCGGACGGCGCCGAGGCCGCGCGCCTCGCGGCGCGGCAGCTGCGGGACCTGGCCGGCCACCTCGAACCCCGATAGCTAGCAGGCGCAGCTGGTGGGCGAGCGTCGTCTGCGCCTCGGCGAGCGCGAGGAGCGTCTCCGCCAGGCGGGCGTCCTCTTCGGCTGTGGTCGCGGTGCGTCGGGGCGGGCTGGGCACGTCGTCCTCCAGGCTGGAGACTGTAGACGCTGAGGACGCCCCGGCAGGTCCGGCTCCACATCCTGTGTGAGGACCCGGGGCGCACGACGACCAGTTGCGCTTCCTTGACGCTTGTCGCCTCTCGCGCTAACGTTCGCCGTATACCTACCCAGGAGCCCGGCCATGTCCACCAGGCAGGCGTCGTATCCGTGTAGTCATTGCGGGGATCGGACCCTCCACCTTCAGGAGCAGCCCAATCACGTGTTGTGGGCGCTCCTCACAATCTTCACCTGCGGCCTGTGGGGCATCGTCTGGATGATCGACTCGATGAAGCAGCGCCCCTGGCGGTGCTCACGCTGCGGCCTCGCCTACGACTTCTCCGAAGAGCGGCGTTACCTCGAGGAGAGGCGCCAGCAGCTCGAGGCAGAAGCGGAGCGGAGGCGCGACGACCCAGAAGAGCAGGAAAAGGAGCGGGCCTTGAGGAAGACCAACCTGAGACTCCTGCTCGGCGGCGCCTTGGTGCTCGTGCTCCTCGCGGGGTTCTTCATCTCCCTGCTCATTTGGGCCGCGCGCCAGCCGCCGACGATTCCCGCGGCGCGGCCGGCGCGGCCGGCAGTGACCATGGTAGGCGGTTCGCTTCCGAAGACTCCGGACGCCATCGTCGCTCTCTACGGCCGGCCCGACCGAGACGACTCGACAGACCGGGACAGGCCGCGGCCCTTCATTGTCACCAGGATCATGGAGTACAAGGCGGCGAACGTAACGCTCATCTTCGTTCCTGAGAGTCGTGCGATCCCCGTCACCGGCTGGACGCTCGTGAAATGCGGCCAGGTGACTGCGAATGGGGAAATCTCGAAGGAAGAGGCCTGGCGGCGACTCTACGCGTCTGGGGCGGCGCCAAGGAAGTGAACCCGCAGATCCCCATCTCGCACCGCGGACGCCCCGCGCTGGCGTCCGCGTGGATGTGCATCTGCGCGCGGTGCGGGCACACGTGGGTGGCGGCGTGCCGGTGCCTGGCGTTCCCCGGGGGGCCCGATGGGGAGGTTCCGGACGTGGACCCTGGGCCGATACACGAGGCGGACTGCGAGCCGCCGGCGACGTGCCCGCGGTGCGGCGCGCAGCGCTGGTGGGAGGGACACTGAGCGCCACAGCGACCGACGACGACAACCCGGATCAGGATCGGATAGAGGGGAGACCGCCGATGAAGAAGTGCCCGTACTGCGCCGAGGAGATTCAGGACGAAGCCATCGCCTGCAAGCATTGCGGCCGGGACCTCAAGACCGGAGCAGCACAGGTACAGCTCGTGGCGCCGAAGAAGAAGACCGGCTGCGTCACGATGGGTTGTGCCGGGCTGCTGGGCCTCGGAGTCGTCGGGATCGTCGTCTCGATGTTCTCCGGCTCAGGAACGCCGACGCCCCAACCTCGAGCCGCGGCTCCAGCCGCGCCAACAGCGACCGCGAAGCCTGCCGCGCGCGAGGGAAGAGGCCGGTTCGGGAAGCATGCCTACACGTTCAAGAGCGAGATCATCGGTGGTCGGCAGGCCAAGGTGTTCTTCTTTGACCCCCCGCTCCCTGGCACAGACGCGGTCTTCGCCTCCGCGGTGAAGCAGGTGCTGACGACCGACGTCGGAGCGGACGTGCGCAACGCCACCAGCCGGCAGGCGGGGATCGCCTTCAGGGTGATCACAGCGAGCGGCATCTACGACGTGACGCCGGTGAAGGACTCGAAGACCGGGCGCATCCTCGCGCTCTCCGTTTCGGTGGTGAACTAGCTACGGTGCGGGTCGCGGCGCTGGTGGGAAGGGCACTGAAGGGGCCGGTGGGGGGGGTACAATGCCAGACGTGAGCACTGCCAGGTTCGTCCTCGCGTACGAAGGGACGTCAGTCGACGACGGGTCAATGGACGTTCGCGACTTCGCCCCGTCGCTCCTCGGCTTCGCCGACATGTTCAGCGCGGCCAGGCGGATCGTATCGGGGGCGGACGCACCTGCCGCGCAGGTCCGCGTCAGGGTTTCGGATAGGGTCGGGTCGTTCCCCGTCCAAGTGGAAGTGGCCGAGGGAATCCTTCGCGCTGTCACCGGCTGGCTCGGATCCAACAGCTCCGTCATCAGCGGCGCGGCGGATCTTGCGGCCCTGATTGGTATTCCTGGAGCCGGTGTCCTCGCGTTCATCCGATGGCGCCGAGGCCGCAGGATTGAGAAGCGCGAGGCACTCGGGGACGGGCGGGTGGCGGTCACGGTAAACGGCGACGTGATGGTGGTCGAGAACCAGTTCGTGATCGACGTCTCCGAGAACCATGACTTCCGACGGGCAGCCAAGAGATTCGTCGAGCCGCTGCGGGGCGAAGGCATCACCAAGATCGAGGCGCGACAGGGAGACCAGAGGCTGACTCTGGCCACGTCCGAAGACGTCGAGAGCTTCTCTGCAGAAGGGGACGTCCCGGACGTCGAGGATCGCGAGATGACGATGCTGCTGGGAATCGTCCGGCCTCACTTCGTCAGAGGTCATCGCTGGGGCGTGTCCGATGGAACGAACACCTTCGGCGCAGCGATCGAGGATGAAGCTTTCTGGAACAGGATCGAGTCTGAAGGGCTGCGGTTCGGCAAGGGAGACGCCTTCAAGGTTCGCCTGCGCGCCAGGCAGGAACGGGGCCAGGACGGCTCGATCAAGACTGAGTACTCAGTCGTGAAGGTCTTCGACCTCGTCTTCGCGCGTGTACCCATCCAGAGGTCGCTTTTGCCCGACGACGGGGCCCCGGCGAACGCCCCCGACAAGAGCGCGGGCTAGACGTGCTACGCTTCCTTCGCTAGATCGCGACCAGCAACCACGGGGGCCACGCGGCCCCCTTCGTCTTCCTGGGCCCTAGCTGGCCGCCCCTTGGCCAGCGGCCAGGATCTGCGCGAGCTTCTCACCCCAGGCGTCGATCGCGCGGCGGCGCTCCGCCAGGCTCGTGCGGTACTCACCCTGGTAGGCCCTGTGGAGCCGCGGCGGTGTGTGGGACAGCAGGTCCTCTCTCACGTCTGTCGAGTACCCCAGCTCGCGCAGCGCTGCGGCCGCCGTGTCGCGCCAGGCGTGCAGTGTGGCGTCGGGCACCTCCGACAACTGACGCCACAGCCGGCGAGCGGTGCTTGAAATCTCGATCGAGCGTCCCGGGAAGAAGAGGCCAGAGGGGGAGTCGCGGCGCTTCTTGAGGAGCTCGAGCGCCGGGTCGTTCAGGGGGACGACGTGCGGGCGTCCGTCCTTCGACCTCGAGGCCGGGATCGTCCAGACCTTCTCGTCGAAGTCGACCTCCTGGACCTCGGCCCCGAGGCCCTCTCCGAGGCGGGCCATCGTGTAGGCCAGCAGGGGCACCAGGTCGAGCAGCTCGTCGATCGCCTTCGCTGCGGCGAAGAGCGCGCGGATCTCGGTCGGGCTGTAGACCCGCGGCACCGCGTCCTCCACGTGCGGCCGGCGCAGGCCGGCGGTCGCGTCGACGCGCACGCCGAGGGCGGCCTGTTCTTCGGCCAGAGCCCAGCGGTAACACATCCGGATGATGGTCAGGACGCGGTTCGCCATCACCGGCGCCGGTCGACTCCGCTCCGGCCGGCGCCCCCTCTTCGGCGCGTGCTTCGTCGCTCCGCGCCGCGGGTGTCCGTCGGCGATACCGCGGATGAGCTTGACGATCCTCGGGCGCAGCTCCGGGTCGTTCGGGTCGTGGGCGCCGAGGGCGGGCTGGATCTCGCGGTGCACGACCCTGACGATCTCCCTCCGCGTCGCCTCGCGCCACGCCCGCGCCTCGCGCGACTTGAGCCAGGCCTCCGTGATCCGCTCGAGCGTTCGAACGTCCCGTTCGCGTTCCGCCAGGCGCGCAGCCGCGCGAGCCTTGGCTCTCGCCTTCGGGTCGCCCTCCGCCAGAAGCTTGCCCGCTCGGACGCGCGCCTCCTGCAGCGTCAGGCCCGAGCTCGTCGGCGCCGCCTTCCACTCGCCGATCTTCATCCGTCGGCGCTCTCCGTCGACCACGTAGCGCAGACCGAACGTCACGCGACCGTCCGCCAGGACGAAGGCGAAGAGGCCGCGGGTCTGCCCGTCGGCGAGCTCCTGGCGCTTCCCTCCGCGCGCCGCCTTCTCCAGCGCGAGGACGGTCAGCGCGTCAGGTCGATGCTTGCCGGTGGGCAGCTGGTGGGCAGAATCGCCCTTGCTATGGTGGGCGCGCATGGAGGAGCATGATACGCCCCAACGAGAAGCTAGGCCAAGGGTTATGCGGCTCGCTCAGTGACAGTGACGAGCCATGAGACGCAGTGTCCCAGGGCCTTGGCCTGCTTCGTAATCAGCAGGTCCTCGGTTCAAATCCGAGCGTCGGCTCCAAACCAGACAACAACTTACGCGGGACAGCCCAAGAGGGTGCGGAACCCTGGTGGGCAGCTGGTGGGCAGAACCGCCCGTCCTTGGCCTCTCCAGGCCCCAACACCACAGGTCCCTCGGCAGAACGCAGCAGCGCGGCTCCTGCGCGTCGAGGCGGGCGTCCTGGCAGACGGCGGCGGCGTCGTCAGTACCAGATGGGGAAGGGCTGCTCTGTCACCTGGATCTTGGACGACGCGCGGTGCACCCCGACGAGCTCGAGTGCGTCGACGAGATCCTTGGGCAGGCAGCAGAAAAGCACGTCGGCCGAGTCCGAATCGAGGACGAACCACGCCGGCCAGCGGCCGTACTCCGACCTGCGCGCCACCTCCCTCAGCCATGCGAGGAAGTTCGTCTCGGTCGGCCATGCGAGGGCCAGCTCCTTGGACGTCGTCGGGCGCTGGGCCAGCGCGATCACCGCGACGACGCCGTCGGGCGCCTCGAGGCGCTCCTGCGCCAGTCCCTCGGTGGTGGTCAGCGAGTCCATCCCGTAGCGCTCATGGGCGTAGGCCTGGCAGAAACCGACCTCGCCGAAGGCTGCGGCCTCGTGGTTCGTCCCGGACAGCAGCAGCTCCTGGTAGCGGCGATCCGAGGGCGTAGCCGAGTAGCCGTAGAACTTCCCCTCCGCGATCGTGAGCGCGAGGACCAGGTCGTCGCTGGCCGCGAACCCGTCCGTCGAGTGGCGCCACTGCGGTGCCACCGGCCCGAGCTCGTGGCCATGGACGCCGAGGAAGGACATCGAAGCCCAGCAGGCGACGTCGTCCACCCACGCGTCTCCGGTGGAGCTCGCCTCTTCGGCGTAGGCGATGATCCTCAGGGTCAGGAGCGCGCGCGCGGAGGCGGCGTAGGTGGGCATCACGAACGTGAGCATCGTCGTCGTCAGCGCCGTCCAGCTCGCCGTCTGCTGGGTCCAGAGGTCCGTCGGCGTCGCTGTCCAGGCCGCGGCCGGTGTCAGGTAGAGGCCCAGCTCGGGGATGTAGGCCCGCACCCGGCAGTAGACGGTCCCGTCCCCGCGCAGGGCCGCCTGGATGGTCCGGCGCTCGCCGCTCGGGATCTCCTCCAGGTCGACCTGGCCGAGCGCGTAGTTGCCGGCGCCGGCCGCGGCCAGGTGCAGCTTCAGGCTCTTCGCCCCGGCGTTCTTCTGGTCGGTCGCGAGCGCGGCCGTATTGCCGGCGCCGTTGGTGGCCGTCGTCCACGCTGTCAGCGCCGCCACCTCGAAGCCGGGGTCCGGCACCTCGTCCAGGTCGACGCGGAGGTAGTCGTTCAGGCCGGCCGCAGCAAACGCCCCCGGGGTCCGGCCTCTCCCGTCCCATGCGTTCTCCCACGGGAAGTCCGTATCCTCGGACGAGTGAGTCACCGTTCCGCGGGCCAGGAGATTCGACCGCTTCCCCGTGGCGATCAGGGTCTCCATCGGCATCAGATCCTCCGCAGCCGCGCCAGCAGCTCGCGGTTGGATAGCACGAGGGGGAGCGACTCGATACAGCGGATCGTCCCGTCGGGCGTGGTGACGTCGTCGGCGGCGTAGGCGTTCGCGACGGCCGGGGCGTTGTGCCAGTGCAGGTGCTGCGCGGCCGCGACGGCGCCGCCGAGCACCACGTCCGTCCCCGGGACCGCGTTCACCAAGGCGGACAGTGTGTAGGGCGCGATGCCGGGCGCGCCGCGGCTGCCGCACCATCGCATCCCCAACTCGCTCTCCGTCCCTGCGACAGGCGCCCAGGGGGCCGAGGCGGTGTAGGTGTTGCCACCCTGGACGCGGACGACCTGGAACGACGCCGAGTCCTTGTCGTAGCCGAGGCTCCAGTAGGCGCCGTCGGCGTACTCTCCCGCCATCGCGAAGACCGCCGACTCTCCGGCCGCGAAGTCGCTGGCGGACCAGGCGGGCGTGAACAAGAAGCGGAAGACGCCCTGGCCACCGTTCAGGATTCCGTCCGTCGATTCGTCGTCGATCGACAGGAAGTCGGCGTAGCGGACGACGGCCGCGGTGTTCGTCGGGATCCACGAGGTCGGGCACCGAGGAGCCACCCCGCTGCCGGCGACGACATTGGTCTGGATCTCCACCGAGTAGATGCCGCCCGAGCGCGACGCGACGCCGCCGTTGGTGAGGCCGATCTCAACGGTCATGGTGATCGGTTGGCTGCCCGAGGTGGGGATCTTGGTCGCCCACCTCGCAATCGTCCCCACCGGTGCCGCCGGGATCTCGTTCGTGGTGTTGGCCACGACCCAGGCACCCGTCGCGGCGTCCAGGTAGCGGGTGTTCCCATTGATCACAGCCGTCACGCGGACGTACTTCGGCGCCTGGGTGGCGTCGTCCGTGTGGTCGATGACGAGCCATCCGTGGCACCCGGTGGGCAGGTAGCCGGAAAGATCAGCCGTCGTCGGCCAGGCCCACTTCGGCCCCGTCGTGTTGGGGGCCCCCGCGGTCAGCTTCAGCCACTGCTGCGTCGGCTGGACGCTCGTGTCGAAGAGGAATGGCGGGGTGGTCTCGACGCTCGTCGACCCCGATCCGTTCGTCGCCGTGAGTCCCGTCGAGCCCGCGATCAGCGCGCCACGCAGGATCCTGTTCGCGGCCGCTCGCTCGAGGACCAACCCCTCGGACGAGCTGCGCTCGCGTCCCGCGGCCACCTTGACCACCAGGCCCGAGGACGGATCACGGACCCAGGCGGGCGTTTCGCGCATGAAGCGGCGCACGGCGGCGCGCCCGAGGACGACCGATCCAATCCTCGCCGGCGTTGCCAGGCGGATGGTCTCCGCCGACTCCACGTAGTTGGCGACGTAGGAGCGCAGGTCCGCGTACTCCACGGCGACCGTCTTCTTGGACCAGTTCGGCGTCTGCTTGATCACGCGCATCAGGCGGCGCCCCGTCTCGACGTCCGGCCACCCGCCACCCGCGCCCTCCGGATCGAGCCCGCGCGGATGGGCGATCGCCACGTCCGAGAGCATCTCCTGGTCGAGCGCCGCAAGCGGGTAGGTGACCACGACTGTCTTCCGTGGCGCGCGATCCCTCCAGCACCGCGCGCCAGCCACCACGCGGGCCTGGTCCTCAGCCGCACCGCGGACACGCTCGGCCACGGTGGTCGTCTCTGGGGAGCATCCGCAGGCCTTCAGGTAGGAGAAGATCTTGCCCAGCTCGAGGTCGGTCTTTCCGACGTTGTAGATGAGGGCCTTCTGGAGGTCCAGATCGCCAACGCCGAGGCTCGCGGGCCCGTAGCCCAGCTGCATCCGTCCACCCAAAGCGTCCGAGTTTCCGCAGGCGACTGCGGCCTTGTTCTCGATGCCGTCAACGAACACCAGGAGCTGACCGCTGCGGTGCACCAGCGCGAACAGGTGCCACGTATTCAGGGCAAAGGCCAGGCCGGCGGTGATCTTGTCCGCGGAGCCCGAGGTGTCGCGCGAGTAGACCGTTGGGACTCCGCCGGTGTCCTTCACCACGAGCGCGGGGAGCGCCGTGCTTTGGCCCCAGAGCACCTCTTGGGACGCCGCGACGCTCTTCACCCGCGCGAGCAGCACCACCGTCGCAGCGGCCGCGTCGATGAAGTTGGCCAGGGTCAGCCCCGCATATGAGCTGGTGTAGTAGCAGCCCGCGGCGCCACTGAAGCAGATGTAGGGCTTGCGATTCGGGCCCCCTGAACACTGATAGGGGGCCAGCGCTCCAGTGCCGGCGGATTGGAGGTAACGGCTGGATCCCGAGCCGATGTCTCGCCAGACGGTAGCCACAGCGGCGGCCGCCGGCTTGTCCATCTCGGGCCTGACCCAGGCCTCCGCATCGTAGAGCGCGGTCAGGCCGGTGACGTCTTCCAGAATGGGCACGCCTCACCTCACGGCTGGGTGTTGACTCCGAAGGGCGCGTCGACGCTGTCGCGTCCGCCACCCTTCGCGAGAGGATCGAAGACCTCGAACTGCTGCGTCTCGGCGTAGGTGATGTCGACCTCCCGGAACTGCCGGTCGACGCACGAGTGCCGTAGCGAGTCCCCCTGGTCGTGCCAGGGGCGCATGATCGCGGCAGGGTAGACGCCCTCTCCCGTGACGTGGATCTCGTCCACAGCCCAGGACAGCAAGCCGTCGTGCGACCAATAGGGGTGCACGCCGGCGCTCGCACTCCACCGCTGGAGGAACTCCAGACCCGTGAGGGAGCCGTCGATCTTGCAGGATGACGCGAACGAGGCCCCTCCCGCGCGCCCGCGCAATACCGACACCAGCGCGGCGAGATTCGCGACGTTGAGCCACGCCGGCGCACCGAACCAGGGGCCGCTTTCCCAGTCCTCCGCGGCCCAGTTGGAGAGCACGTGGGTGACCACGGCGGTCGGCTCGCAGATCAGGTCTCCCGTCCCGTCCCCGTCCGTGTCGTGGCCGTAGACGTCGCACCAGACGTCATCGCCCCAGTCCGCAGTGGCGTCGATCAGGGTGTAGAGGCGTCCCCCGCGGAGCTCGTAGATGATCGAGTAGCCGGTCGTCTTGCGCGTCCCGGCGGGCGAGTACACCACGGGGACCTGGTAGTACCCGCGGCCGACCAGGTACTTGTAGGCGACCGTGTCGACGCAGCGGCACTTGACCCGGCCCCTCTGCGTGCCGCCCAGGTCGCTGATCACGCCCACCAGGATGGGGGCGACCATGCCCTCCACCGTCTCGTCCGCCCGCTGGCGCGCGTTGGGAAAGTCGTATGTGGCGATCTTGGTGCGCGTCAGGTCGTTGCCGAGGGCGCGGTCATCCGGCCGGAACGACACGTCCCACTCGTCCCGCTCGCTCTGCCGCGGCAACGCGGCGACGATTCCGCCGAAGCTCTGCCACCAGTCAGCCCTGAGCGCGCCCTTCTGCAGGAGGTAGGCGCGCGCCGAGCAGCCCTCGAGCGGCTCCTGCGTGCCGAGGAGATCCGAGAGCCGTCGATCGTGGTCGAGCAGCCGGAACGAGGGCTGCGGCGTGACCAGCCGGTAGTTCCAGTCGATCGCGTGCATGGACCAGGCCGACAGGCTGCCCGCCTTGATCCTCTGCTCGTAGTGCCCTTCGCCGCGGATCGAGACGCCCTGCTCGCTGAGCTTCCAGGTCGTGCCGTCCGGGAGGTCGATCTCGAAGACGGTCGTCACGTCCGGGTCCGGGCGCTGCAGCTCGGCGAGGAGGGCGGCGGGCAGGCGACCCATCAGCGAGACCCCTTCAGGGCCGCGGCCGCGGCCGAAACCATCTGCTCTGTGTTGTTGCGCCAGGCCTCGTTGACGACGCCCAGGATCCAGCTCTCCGCGTCCTTCGAGACCGGGCCCTGGAACTGGAGGACCGGGGCGGACACGTTCAAGGTGACCTGGGCGCCCAGCGCGCCCTGCACCGAATCCGGCACGATCGTCTCGGGGACGTCCCCCACGATCGCCAGCATCGGTGCCGTGACGTGGCCGCCGCCGCCCAGCTTGGGCACCTCGAGGAAGGTCATCGCGGCCGCCGCCGACTGGAGCGCTCCGGACGGGCCGGAGGCCCCGGGCGCGCCCACAGCATCCATCGCGGCCTTCATGCTCTCAAGCGCAGGGACCACGCCGCCGTTGAGCTCGACCAGCTGCCAGAGGGCATCACGGGAGGCCGCCGTGGCGTCGGCTACCGATCCGAGCTTGTCCTCCTTCATGGAGATGTCGGCGTTCTCGATCAGCTTCTGCGTGCCCTCGCTCAGGGTGAGGTCGTAGTCCTCGGCCGCCTGCTGCAGCTGGGCTAGCAGTGGGCCGATCGCCTGCTGCGCGCTCTCCTCGGACATGCCGCCCGCGAGCAACCGGTCGTAGATGGACTGGGCCTGCTGCTCCCCCGAGGCCAGGGCGCCCGACGTCATGAAGCCACTCTCGTCGAGGCTCGCCATGAGGTTCGAGACCGCCTCGGCACCCTGCAGCACAGGGCCCAGCTTCTCGTCCGTGTAGGCCCCCATGATCTCGGAGATCCCCGAGCCGAGGATGCCCGACACGTCAAACCCGCTCTCGCCGAGCTGCTTCTGTAGCGCCTCCCACTGGGGCGCGAACTGCTTGGCCGCGTCGAAGATCCCGAGTTCCTGGACCGCCGCGTCCCAAGTCGTCGCGAACAGCTCGGCCTGTGCCTGAGCGTCGTCCTGCGTCACAATCGGCGGCATCTTGCCGAGGGATCCGATCCCCTCGGTTAGGCTCTGCGCGACGGCCTTCGCAATCTCGGCCACCTCGAGGCCGGCCTCCCGGGCCGACTGAATCAGCTCGAGCATCTGCTCATGGGCCCCAGCCGTGCCGTCCTCGGCCGCCTGACCCAGGGCCGCGAAGGCGTCGCCGAGGGTCGCCGTGCCCTGGTACGACTCCAACAGCCCGCTGGCCATGAGGCTCAGCGTGTGGTCCGTGATGTCGCCCAGAGCCCCGACTGCGCTCGGGACCCCCTCGCCCAACTCGCCAATGACGCCCTCGAGCAGGGCGTCCATCGAGGCTCGGGCGTCCGCCGAGCCATCGAAGACGGTCAGGAAGAAGTCGTCCATCTCCTCCGTGAGCGACGAGAGCGCGACGCCCTGCTCCTCGGCCCACTCCGGCAGCAGTGACAGGAAGGTCTTGTCGGTGAGGCCGGACTGGTCCGCGATCGCGCGCGCGAGCTTCTCGGCGACCCCCTCGAAGAAGCCGCCCTCGTCTTGGCCCATCTGGGTCAGGAGGTCGGCCTTGAGCTTGTCAACCTCCTCGTCCATCGCCTCCGAGACGGTCTTGGCAAACTCATCCGAGACGGCCTGACCCAGCAAGCGTCCCAGGTCGGCGCCTACCGTTTCCCAGCGCTCCGGCTCAGAGAAGAACGCCTCATTGAGTGAGGCGGCCAGCCCCGACATCTGACCTACAGCTCCGGCGATGTCGCCAGACTGGATCGAGACGGCCAGCCCCGCCGCCGAGGACGCCGCCTCGGCCAACTGTGCGCTCTGTCCCTCCAGCTGGCCCGCGATTTGGCTGAGGACGCGCGATGCCTCCTGGAGGTTGTCGATCCACGCTTGGGTTCGAGCCTGCCTTTCCTCCTCGGCTTGTACGATCTTCGCTTCGGCCTGGGCCTCTGCCTCCTCCTCCTCCTTGCGAGCCTTGGCGTCCGCCTCTTCTTCGTCCTTGCGGGCCTTGGCGTCCGCCTGGGCTATCTTGTCCAGGTACCGCTGGTGCGCCGCGCGCGCAGCGTCGAACCCGTCCACGATCTCCTGGATGCCCTTCTCGGCGGATATGCGGCTCGCGGTGCGGGCCCTCTCGATCAGCCGCGCGAGATCCTCCTCGGCCTTCTTCTGCTTCTCCGCGGCTGCTTCCCGGGTCCGAGCCAACTCCTTCGCGGCCCGCGTCGCCTCCCTGTCGGCCTCCGCATCCCGGCGCGGCCCGGGCTGCCGACCTGGCGAGGGAGGCTCTGGAGCGGTGCTCGCCGGACCTGGAGAGGATCCCTTGACGTAGGCAGCGAACATCCCGACCGGGCCAGAGGCGGCCGCCTTGGCCGCCTCGACCGCTCCCCGCGCCATCCGGACGTGGAGGTCGACGAACTTGACCAGCGTCGGCAGCGCCTCGAGCACTTTGGCCGTGACCTGGCCGATCGCCTGAGCCACGTCGTCGAGCGCGCGCTTGGCCTCAGGGGACGTCGTGATCGCGGCAACGATGCCGATCTTGAAGCCGGCCCAGGCTCCGTCCAGCCGGTCGAGGGCGTCGCGCATCTCGGCTGTGGACGCGAGAGCTTCACCCGACAGCTTGGCGCCGAAGCTCTCCGCGGCGCCGCGGGCCTCATCGAAGTTGGAGGCTAGCAGCTTGAGATAGTCGAGGTTCTTGCCCAGGCCGAGATCGGCGGCAATGGCCGCGCGCAGGCCTGGATCAGCGATACCGGCCAGGGCCCTCGTGATGACCTCGAACTGCTGCTCGGGGTTGTACTGGCGTAGTTCGTCGATCGAGAGACCGAGATCGTCAATCGCGGCGCGGGTCTCCTTTGATCCATCCGCGAGCGCTCTCGACAGCTTGATCGCCGAGGTGGAGACCGTGCCTTCGGCGGCGCCAGCCTGCGACGCTGCGAAGTTCCACTCCTGGAGGGCGTCCGTCGAGAAGCCGATCTGGCCAGCGGTCTCGACGAGGTTGTCGGAGTACTCCAGGGCACCCTTGGTCCACTCGACGAGGGTCGAGATGACCGCCTCCAGGGCCTTCATCTCAACCGTCACGATGGAGATGGCTCCCGCAGCGATGAGGCCCGCGGGGCCGAGAGCTGTGAGTCCTGCCCCAACTGGGCCGAGCGAGGAGGCGACGCCCCGCATGCCCTGCTCAACGTCGGCGCGGGCGTCCTTGGCTGCCTTCCCCAGCAGGCCCAGGGGCTGCGTCATCCCGGGGAGATTGCGCAGCGCCGGCGGAACCTCGGCGCCGGCCTTCTGGAGGTACTGGAGCTTTCGGGCGAGCTGCTCGACCTGGGCGGCCGCGAGGGACGCCACGCCGCCACCCTTCTCGACGGTCTTCGCCCAAACGTCCATTTCGGCCTGCGCGCGCTTGGGCGCGTCGGCCATCTTCGCGAAGGCCTTCTCGATGCGCTGCTCGAGCTTCTGCGTGACGCGCGCGGCGTCGTCGACGCCCTTGTCGAGCTTCGTGGTGTCCGCGCCGAGCTCGACGTAGCCGCCGCCCAGCTTCTCGGTCATTGCTTGCCCCTACGCTGCTCGATGCGCTCCATTTCCTTCCGTCGGCCCGCCACGCCGCGGTCGATCGACTCCTGAGTGGCGGGCCCCTGATGCGCGGCCCGGTCCATCTCCTCAAGTCGCTCGGCCAGGTCTGGCAGCTTCTTCACACGGGCGAACATCTCCGTGTGCCAGGCGGTGCTCACCGCCAGCTTGGCCCGCTCGAGCCCCCGCTGCGATGCGGCCTCCAGCATGATCCAGACCTCCGCCAGCCCTGCGGACCAGAACGCCTCACACGACCAACCGGATGCGAGAGCCGCGGCTAGGAGATCGGCTGTCCAGCCGCGGCCGCCGCTTCCGGGTCCGGTTTCTCCTTGGGACGCTTCGGCTGCTTCTTGACCGCCGCCGCCAGCTGCTCCGGGGTCATGCCGTGGAAGGCACAGACGATGGCCCGGCCGAGCTCGCCAGAGGGGATCTGGTCGATCACGTCCCCGGCGAGCTCGTCCAGCCGCTCCCGCTCGGCTGGGGTCAGCCCATCGGAAGCAAACTCCGGGTGGTGCCGTTCGAGGAGGATGCGCACCAGCGTTCGGAACTCCCGCCGCGTGCGCGACTGGAGTTCCTTCAGCAGCGTGGGCGGGTTGACCTTCAGCTCGTCCTCGATCTTCACGCACGCGTTCGTGCCGAAGAAGAGCGTGTAGGTCTTCCCGTCCGCGCTGTTGACGTCCGCCTCAGAACGTAGACGGTTGGCCATCGGTCTCCTTACGAGAAGGTCGAGGGCCCGGTGACCTTCAGGGTCACGGTGGCGGTGACGCCGTCCTCGGTGGGCATGTCCCGGTCGAAGCCGGACACCCAGGCCTCGAACGTCTCCTTGGTGCCCGCGGTGTCCGGGTGCAGGATCCGGTAGTTGCCCTTCGAGTCCATGTCGCCGCAGTCCGCCAGCAGGGCCGCGTGGATGGGATCGGCCACGTCGTAGATGAGCTTGAAGGTGCACTCGCCGCGGTTGATGAATCCGGGGACCGACTCCTCGGTCTTGGCCGGGGAGTCGTTGTTCGTCATCCCCACCTCCTTCACCTTGGGGGAGGGGGGCTTGATGTCCTTGCTCTGCGGGATCTTCGTGAAGACCTCGGGCGTGGCGCCGTCGCCGCGGTAGATCTGCTGGCCGTAGCCGATGTACTTGTCGGTCATCGTCTTGCTCCTTCCTGGGATCGAGGTCCGACTAGGACGAGGTCCCGATCAGCACGATCGAGTAGGTGACGCTGGTGCCGGCGCCGCTGTTCGCGACCTGGATGACGTCGCCCGTGGCGTTCGTCACCGCGTACCCAGCGAGCGAGGGGTCTGCGAGCACGACACACGAGTTCGGGTGGATCGTGATCGTCGTCGCGGCCGTGCTCAAGATCGGGACCGAGTTCGCGTCGCCCAACAGGACGACGTTGTTGGTGTTGGTGCTGGCCGCGCAGACGGCGAAGACCTTCAGCTTGACGATGGTGAACGTCCCGCCCAGCTGGTCGAGGAGGCCGCCGGCGGACACATCGAGGTCCTCCGTGGTCGACGCGGCGATGGTGCGCGTGTCGGCGAAGATCTTGTCGGCCTGGTTCGCTCCGACGCCGCTGGTAAGGGCGAGGGCGCTCTTGAGCTCCGGCTCGACCGTTGCCGTGCCCAGGTCACCCACGCTCGTCTGGTGCCCCTTGACGGTCAGGAGGACGTTCGTGGTGAGGGTCTCCGCCGAGGCGATGGCAGGCCACAGCAAGGCGGCGATGGCGAGGAACGCGATCGAGGACGTCGTCCACTTACGATTCAGCTTCATGGCTTGCTCCTTGCCCCGAAGTGGGGCGCTATTCCTTCCCCCAAACGAAGAAGTCCTGCGCGACGTGGTGCAGCTCCCTGTCGGCCTCGAAGAAGAAGCGGGCCCCGTCGAGCTTGACGTTCTGGATCTCGGTCTCGGCCACGACCGCGCGTAGGCCGCGCACGCCACGGACCGCCTCGGCGAGGCTGACGGCCTCGAGGTAGTCCGAGGACCAGGCGTCGATCTGGAAGCGCGGATTGAACAGGTCCCCCGGCCCGTCGTTGGTGTCGCCGAGCGACCGCAGCGAGATCTGCTTGTAGGTCACGGCCGGCAGGACGGCAGCCTGTGGCAGGGTCGTCGGATAGACCCGGTCCCCGACCAGGGCGGCCACGGCCGGGTGGTCCTTCAGCGCCTGCTGGACAGCCGCCTCGATCATCGGGCTGCCGCCTTCTTGAGCTGGCGCATCCGGGACTGGATCCGCTGCCAGAGCGCCTCGAGGATCGAGCGCATCGCAGCGTCCCCGCGCTGGTCCCACACGGGACGGATGAACGGGCGGGCCGCCATCTTCGACGTCCCGAACTCATGGAAGAGCCACAGGTACCAGTGCTGCAGGGCTCCGGATCCGCGCCGCGGGCCAACCGCTACCCGGGCAGAGCTCGGTGTCGAGACGATGGTCGTCGTGCCGAGAGAGTCGGAAAGGTCCGGGAGTCCCTCCGCGCGCGGCGCGGCCAAGGCCATCTCGTCAGCGAGGGCCTGGCCTTCGGCGCGCACGGCGGACAGCAGGACCCGGCCCTGCACCGCCTTCGGCAGCTCGCGCAGGTTCGCGCGGATCTCGGCGCCGCCGATGAAGCGTCCCTTGATCGTGATCACAGGTACACCACCCAGGCGTACGCCTCGCCCGTCTCGGGGTCGTCCTCACGCTGGACCGAAATGACCGGGTGAACTGCAGATGGGAGGGTCAGCCGATCGTGCTCCGAGATGCTGACGTCCCCTCCCAGGTCATCCTGGGCAGGCAGGAAGACCCGGGTGTTGCTCTGGACAGAGCGCTTCTCGGCGTCGGTAACGATCCGAACGAACGGCTCGACCTTTCCATGAACGGGGATCAGGCTGGGAGGATCGTCATAGAGCCGGGCGCCCGTCCGGGGATCCGTTCCGCGGAACTTCTCGTAGAAGAGCCGCGTGGTACAGAGGTCCTCGAGTTCCGGATCCATCAGAGGCCCCTGGGGTTGTCGAGCATCCCGGACTTGAAGTCAGGCGCCACGCGGTCGTCCTGGCTCTCGACGGCCTCGACGTCGGCCACTGAGATGCCGCCGCAGTAGGGCGCGACGGCCGTGGTGATGGCGGACTCGAGGTCCCGGATGAGGTCCCGCAGGGCGTCCGCCCGCTGGGCGTAGGAGAGCCGCAGGCCGCCGATGGTGCGGTCGGTGGCGCGCCGGGCGATCTTCGCCAGGAGGGCGCGCGCGCAAGCGATCTTCGCCGCGGCGAGCGATCCGGACGTCGCCAGCAGGCGCGTGATCTCCTCGTCCTCGAGGCGCTCAGCCTCTTTCGCCGTGCTGACGGTGTCCCCGATCGCCGACCGGATGTCGTCGAGGTCCGTCGCCGCCCCGGGCGTGTAGGTGAAGGTCATCGGCTGGCGCGCAGCGTCTCCGCGGCCAGCGAGAAGGTGAAGCTGACGTCTCCGTCGGCCGCCCCGCCGGACCCGTTGGAATCAACGACGACCCACTTCACCCGCCACCGCGGCGCCGTCGGGCCCTGAAGCACCCCCGCCGCCAGGCTCGCGTCGGCGGCGGCCTTCATCTCGCTCTCGGCGGTGACGTCTCGCTGCCAGGTCGCGATGTAGACCTTGGCCCCGCCGTTGCCCAGGACCTCGGTGAAGTG